TCGAGATCCGCCTCCCACTTGTGCATCGAAGGAAACCTCGCTTTGACTTCCGGCGGGATCGGCGGCAATCGGCGCACGGGAATGCCCGGCGTGGAAGATGACAGCCGTGCCTGTTGGGCGGTCTGCTGCACGCCCAACCCGTTCGATCCTGGTGTGGTAGCCATTTTTTTGGCGGTAGCTGCCGGCAACCGTCAAGGAAAGATTACGGGATTTCGTCGCGGGCGTCAACGTCTATCTTGGCCCCCACCGATGCAGTATGCACAGCCCGCCGCACGTCGCCGGCTCCGGCCCGTCGTGGATCAAGTCGCCCTGGGCGGGCTTCCGTTTCCGCTTCAGCTTCGGCGGGTCTGCTTCCTCATCCCAATTCGCGGTGAACGCCCGCTCCCCGGTGTTGAACAGCACGAACTCCGCTACCGCTTCTTCCAACGCTTTAAGCTGCCCGTCGTCTTTGGGCACCCACCGCACGGGCAGGTCGGCCAGCGTCTCGTTCGGAATGAGCACGCCCGCAGCCTTGAGGTATTCCGCGAGGTCGCACTCCTGGCCAGTGAAGCGGGAGAGCAGGGCGGCGCGGTTGGCTTGGCGTTGGTCGGTCATGGTCTCCGTTTCGGAATTGGTCGCATCACCACGATTCGGTCGGGAAGAAATTCGACGTTGATCAAGTGCCACGTCCTGACGCTCGCCCCGTAAACGTGGAACTTGTCGGGTCCGAGTTGAATTGGGTTCCCCCACAGCCCGTGGGCCATCCAATGGTCAAGCGCGGCCTTGGCGCTGGCGTGCCGGTTTCGGAATACTCGCGTCGGAGCCATTGTCATGATTTTCATCGCATCTGGTAGTTCAACTCGCCTTCGCCAAGGATCTGCCGGATAACGCGCTTGGTCTCGGTCGGGAAGTCTCCCTTGTCCAACATCCAGTGCGCGTAGCCCACGTCATCCCTGACCGGCACGTTCCGGTTTCTCTTGGTCCCAAACACCGGCACGCCGTTCTTCATGCGGATCGTTCCGTTGATGTCCACCCGATCCCCCACGCAGAGCTTGTGAACCTCATCCGGCGTCATCAGCATCAACTCCGGGTAGCGTTCCAACTGCGCCAGGAATACCTCGATGGTCGCCGCCACGTCCTCACCGGAGTCGTGGGCGCCGCCGTGTTCCTTCCCGCAGAAAAACTTTCGCGCCGCGGTCAGTGTGCGTTTCTCAAACTCCTTGAAGATGACGCACGCATCGAATATCCGCCGCCCCTTCAAGTCCAACTCCAGCCCGACGCGGACCAGTTCCTCGTTGAGCATGGTGATGTCGAACCCGAGGCAGTTGTAGCCCAGCAGGTCGCACCCCTTGATCGCCGCCTGAATGTCCTCCCCGCCCTCCTTGTCGAACGCCGGCCACGTCGCGGCCATCTCGTTGGTGATGCCGTGGATGTCAATAACCTCCTGATCCATCCTCTGGCCGCCGCCGTTGAACTGCCACTTCACCTTTCTGGTTTTACCGGACAACTCGGTGCGAGTGATGTCCAAGGTGAGGATGCGGTTGAGCACGGGGTCGGTTCCCGTGCTTTCGATGTCGAAGGCCGCGTAGGGTTTGTCAAAGGTCATAGCGACTTCCTCCAGTCCCACACTTCGTAGCCAGCCCGCCAACCGTAGCAGGAAAGCAAACAGCCTTTGGGGAAAGGGTTCTTACCATCGAAGCACAGCCTTCCGTTCAGGAACAACACGCGGGCCTCTCCGTGGACGTAATCCCGAAACCAGTTCGCATCTACGCCGGCCGGCGTGAGCAACAGAATCTTGCTCCGCTCGTTCGCCGCCAGCGTCTCCAAACACTTCTTCGCCCATGGCGTGATGTTCGAGAAGGGCGGGTTGAGCCAACAGAGCATCGGGGCCAGCAATTCCCACTGACATACCAGCGAGTCCGGGTTTACTGATCCTGGTCCGTTCCAACGCACCGCCTTGTGGTTCGTCTCGTCAGCCGCCAGGTCGTAAGCCAGCGGCCCAAAGCGATTCTCCACTGCCTTGATGAACTCCGGCGGCGTGCCAAACGTCTGAACGCTCTTACCGCGGGCGAAGCTCGCCCCCGTCCGCGAAGGCGTGTCCTGAATCACTTTCATCCATCCCTCAGTTTGTGTATCAATGCTCATAATATTTTCCTGGTTGCTTCCCCTGCTGCTGCTACGATGTCCTGAATCGAAGGTTGCGGCGCCGCTGCCGGTTCTTTCCGGGCCTGCATGTCGCTCAGGAAGTCCCACAGCAATCCGCAATCCCGGTGGTAAGCGTCCCAGGACTGCCCCGTTTCATCCCGCCGCGCCTTCGCCCACGCCATCGCTTCCTCAAGGGTGACGGTCATTGAAACATTTCCTCCATGATCGGCTGGACGCCTCCATCCGGGTTAACGTTTGCGAACGGGGCAGACGCCAGCATTTCGGTTCCATCCCACCCACGCGGCCACGTCTTGGTATTAATGAGGTCGACGATCCGTTGTTCTTCCTCATCGTTTATCAGGTCCACCCCGGCGCGATCCTGGATGTCTTTGACTGCCGCAAGCCCCCACCATCGGGCGTCGAACGTCAGCGGACCCATGCGGCATGGGTTCGTCACAAGCGATCCGTCCTTGCGCGATTCGGTGCCATCCTTGCGAAGTCGGTTCTTGGGTCGTTTCAACTCCGCATAGATGGCCCGCAGTTCCATCAGCGGCGAGTAGCAACGCCATTCGGGACGTTGAATGATTTCAGACAGGGCGAAGTCCCGGCTTGCGAGGTTGCACGCCACACATCCGGTGCGAGCGTGGGTCTCCAGGTTTTCATCCTGACCATAGACGGCGGCAATGAGGCGCGTTGAAAACTTGTGATCCGGTTCGTAGAGGGTGAGCCAATCCCAAACGTGACACAGCCGCCAGTGCAGCAGCGGGGCCAGCGTGTCGGACACGGCATTAGGCATTGCTTCCTGGAACCATCCCTGGCCGCACTCGGAATTGTTCTTTCCGCAGGACATAGCGATCCGATCGTCCCGCGCTGCGCTCTCGCCAACGCGAACCCCGGTCAACATGAGGAACTTGTGACCGTGCTTGTCGCGTAGGTCTTTCAACGCCGCAACCATCGGTTCTACCTTCAACTGCCCGGTACACCACCGGAAAGTGTTGGACGGCGGAGGAACCCCCCTCCCAAGGACGTAAACGAAGAAACGATCATCCATCACCGGCATAACAGGAACGGACTTATACCCGCGCTCTGCCACTTGGTCCATGATGCGACGGGCGCAAATGTCCAGCGGAGGAAGTTCCATGCGCGTGTCAGAGCGGAGGACGGTTAGCGATTTTGGCGCCTTCACCTTTCCAGTCTCGATAAGGTGAATCGTTGCAGCCACGGTGGCGGAGGAATCCTTCCCGCCACTGAACGCAATAGCCCAGTGATCGTATTTCTCGCCGTAGGTGTTGAGGCTTTGCGCTGTGAGTTTGAGCGAATCCTCCAGCGTGATTCGGTCCGACTCCCAAAGGGTTTCTTGTCGTTTCACGCCGCAACCTCCCTTCTCAGCACGTTAGCCACCGCCGACGGCCACCACACCCGACCGCTGGCCGGTTTCACCCCCCTCGCGTTGAGACACCGGGCGATCTCCCGCAGGCTCTCGACGTGGGCCGATTGAATCTCCCGGATGACGGGCAGGACTTCCCGGACGTGGCCGGCGGCCTTCCGCGTCCTAGCGGTTCTACCAAGCTCCGCCGCCCCGGACGGCCGGGGGTTCCCCAGCCGGGTGCCCCGCTTCCTGGCCTCCGCCAGCCCCAGGCGGGTCCGGTCGCTGATCATCTCGCGTTCTTTCTCCGCCACGAGCGCCATGATGCCCACCGTAAACCGATCTGCGTGCGGCATATCGGCCGCCACGAAGTCAACCCCAGAGTCCCGGAGCGAGAGCAGGAAGGCGGCATTGCGGGCCAGGCGGTCCAGCTTGGCGATGAGCAGCGTGGCCCCGCTGGTGCGGCACAGGGCCAGCGCCGCGGTCAACTCGGGGCGGTCGGTGCGTTTGCCCGTCTCGACCTCCGCGAACTCCGCCACGGGCGTCCTGCCGTTGAGGAAGGCGGCAACCGCAGTCCTTTGCGCGTCCATGCCCAGGCCGCGCAAGCCCTGTCCGTCCGTGCTCACGCGGAAGTAGCAAATGAAGGTTCTATTTTCAGTTTCAGTCATAAGGTTGTTGGTTGGTTAATTGGTGTGTGATCGCCTTGAGTGGGTGGAAGAACCACAATCCACGCTGGCCCAAAGTTTACTCCTTTGACCACTCAGGGGGTCGGAGAGCAGGCGGTCTTTCAACGGTCCCCGCGACTTTGAACGCCTCCGGTTCATAGACGTAAGGTATTCCCATTTGATCCATGAACACAGCCCACCGGGCTTCCATGCGGCTTCTGAATCGGTATCTCCGGTAATGGGTCTCTATTGCTTCGAGGTTTTTTTTCATGCTGGTGGTGAATCTGGTTGCTGCGGGATGAGGCCCTGTTCAACTGGCAATTCCTGTGCTATCCGAAGCGTGATGGACAAGTCCTGCCGGTCATCCCACTCGATGCGGGAGTATCGGTAGATGCCGCGGTTATGCCTTAGACGGGCGGAGAACTCCTCGCCGGTCTCGCGCTGTTTGGTGCAGCGAACGATGGCCCCTGGGCTGTCGGGCGTCTGGACCCCTTCATCGTTTCCGTCGCTGTCTTTGCAGCGAAACACGCTCATCATGTTGTCAGGCTGGTTGATGAGGTCGGAGCTTCCCTTCACGTCGAGCTTGCCGGGCGCTTTGAATTCGTCGGCCCCCTTGCGGGCGTGCGCGACCACGTGGACATGCACCCCGGTGGACTGGGCGAAGGCGCAAACGTCGTTCATGAAGATGCGCTGGGCTTCGTAGTCGTCTGAGGCGATAGCGCACTTCATCAGGGAGTCGATCACGAACATGTTCACTCCGCTGCGGGAGTAGCTGTATTCCATGAGTTCGAGCAGAAGCTTGGGGGAGACGTTGCCCAGGATGTCGTAGATCCAAATCTTTCCCCCCATCCATTCCAGGATTGGCCGGATGTCATCGCGTGGCACCGGGGAGATGCGCTCGGACTGCATCAGCATCCGGTAGAGGGTGGCTTCGCCTTTCATCTCCATGCTGGCGATCGCGACCTTGTATCCGCCCAGGGCGGCCTCCAGCATAAGCTGGCTCAACAGCACCGATTTTCCATGCCCGGATATTCCCGTCCAGCACGTTACCTCAGAGGATCGGAACCGGATGTTTCCAAACAGCGCGGACTGGAATCCCTTTTGCTCCTCGGGCTGGTAGAACTTATCGATCACTTTATCGAGGAATTCTATCGGGTCGCGGATTTGTTTCGGGGTGAGCGGACGGGCGCGGGCGATGGCGTCTTGGAAGTAGCTTTCCCCTTCGCCGGCCTGCAAGGCTTCGTTGGCGTCTTTGTGGCCTTCAAGTCGAACGATGGGGCACCGGCTCAAGCCGAGGCGGGCGGCGAACGCCTCGACGTTTTTTTGGCCCTCGGTGTCGTTGTCCCAGTTGAGGTAGATGGTGGCGAACCGTTCCAGGTTTTC